TGGACCGGTTTGTTTACAAAGACTCTCTAAATCTAAACTAGATGATTATAGAGATAGGTTTATTTATAACTATATGGTCTTTGCTAAAAAGAAATACCCAGATAATTGGGAACAAAAACTTTTAGAAGGTGCTAGAACTTATATTGTTTATGACAATATATGGGGTGACGAAAAAGTAAAACAAAAAATTAAAGGGTACAAAAAAGATACCGCAGGTCATACTTGTTCAGAAGAACCTATTGTTAGTATGTGTGTTAAATCAGAATGTTTAAAAAGAAAATTTGGTATAGCCTCTGATAAAGTAAAAAAATTTCCAGCTCTTTCAGCGTTAATTAAAATAGATTATTCCCCAGAACCAGAATTTAGATTTACTGTTCATTACAATGACAAAGTAGAGGGAGAAAAAACTCAACAGATTATAGCCAGAGATATAAATTATATTATGGATCAAGAAAAATTAAGAAGATTAATTGGAGCACATACCCCTATTCCACCTCCAAGAATAAAAGGTGATGATATGCAAACTGTTTTAGATGTTCTTTGGCAAGGAATGAAAACAGAAAAAGCTCCCCCTGGTACATCACCAAGAGAAATTTTACATAAACATTTAGAAGACCATATCTATGGTGTTCCTGCGGTAAGTGATGCATCTTTTAGAAGTGGTAGTATATTAATTGACGATGGGTATGCTTATTTTGTATTTGATCCTTTTTATGATTATTTAAAAAATAAAGAATGGAAATCAAAAATAGATCGAACAGGTCAAATGATGATAGATATTTATGATTCAAAACTTAGAGATTTAAAAAGATACCCTAAAAAAGAAACAGAAAAAAAATCCCACAATCCCGTGCGATGCGTAAAAATATCAATGTCATATTTTCCAAGAGAGGAAAATAAAATTGAAACACTGCCAATGAAAAAAAGAGAGGATATATTATGAGTACTAAACCACCTAAAATCTTTGTGTCAATGCCTTGCTACGACACAATGCAAGTTGCAACCTGTTTATCTTTATTAAAATTTTTTGATAAAGCAACTGTTGCAAAAATACCAACACAAATAAGTACCTACAAATGTCCATACGTAGGTTATGCACGAAATATTCTAACAGCTATGTTTTTAGAATCAAAATTTGACTATCAATTATTTATAGATGCTGATGTTGAATTTGAACCTGAAGCAGCCGGAGGTTTAATTTTAGCCCAAAAAGATTTTGTGTGTGCTCCTTACAGAAAAAAAACAGCCGATACTTCTGTAAAATACTCTGTTGCATTTAAAGATTTTCAAAATATTAATATAGATAAAAAAGGATTAGTAGAAATAACAGGAGGTCCAGCGGGTTTAACTTTAATTCATCGATCGGTCTATGAAAAATTAATGAAAAAAAATCCTCACTTAAAAATAAACAATGAGGAAGTTATAAGTGCAGGGGCCAAACAATATTTATATAATTTTTGGGAAAATACTTTTAATTCTAAAACAGGAACATGGTCTGGAGAAGATGTTAGTTTTTGTAATTTACTTAAAGATGAAGGTATTAAAATGTACGCTACTGTTAATTCAGAGATAGGACATCACGGAACCTATAACTATAAGGGAAAGATTGTAGACACATTTAAACCTAAAAATGAATCAAGTAACTAAAATATATGGTCCGCCAGGTACGGGTAAGACAGAAAAATTAATTAGAAGAGCTATGGCCTATATTAGAATAGGGACTCCTATTAAAAGTATAGGCTACTTTGCATTTACAAGAAAGGCAGCTAACGAAGCAAAGGATAGAATGCTTTTAAAAAACCCTCAATATAAAAAAAAAGAACTACATTATTTTCAAACCTTACATTCTTTAGCTTTTCATGGATTAGGATTAAAGGAAGAAAACGTTATGCAGGATTATCATTACAATGATTTAGGAAAAATTTTAAGTATAAGAGTTAATGCAAAAAGAGATTCTGATTCATCTCCGTATTTAAGTTGTGATAATGAATATTTTCAAGTTATTTTAAAAGCCAAAGAAAAAGGAATCTCTGCCTGGGACGAGTATTGTACAGGTGAACATTCTTCAAATGTAAAACCAGACTTACTTAAACACATAGAAGTAAACTATAGAAAATATAAAAAAAATAATAATCTAATTGATTTTTCAGATATGATTAAAAAGTTTACAGCACAGCCAGAGTTGTGTCCAAAATTTACCACAGTTTTTATTGATGAAGCACAGGATCTTTCTCCTATTCAATGGGAACTTTACGACATGCTGAAGCGTAACTCGGAAAATGTTTACTTAGCTGGAGACGATGATCAAGCAATTTATGGATGGGCCGGTGCTGATGTAGATAGATTTATAAAAGAACCAGCAAAAGAAAAAGTATTGTCAAAATCTAGACGAATACCCAGGGCAGTACAAGAAATTTCAGAAGTTATTACCGAAAGAATACAAGGACTTAGAGCAGTTAAAAATTATAGATCAAGAAATGAAGAAGGTTTATGTAGCAAAATCAATAGTTTAGATAATATAGATTTACATAAAGGTCAGTGGTTGATTCTTACTAGAACTCTTTCTAGAGCTCAAGAGATTTGTAATTTATTAAAAGTTAAGGGATTATATTATGAAAATAAAAACAGAAAAAGCTACAACACTAAATTGTACAAGTCAATCATAAATCACACTAAGTGGTTAAATGGAGAAAACATTTCTGAACCAGACATCGAAGATATTAAAGAGTACATGGGAAACAGAGAACTTAAAAAAGATTTAAAATGGTATGAGTGTTTTGATTTTGCCCCAGCAGATGAAAAAATATATATTAGATTATTGTTATCTAATCATGAAAAATTAAGTGATGAAGCTAGAGTCAAAGTATCTACTATTCATGCAGCTAAGGGTGGGGAGTGTGAGAATGTAATTTTAGTATTGGATAATGCTAAAAAAATAAGAGAAGCTACTTCTAACAGTGTAATAAAACGTGACGAAGAGCACAGAGTATGGTATGTAGGTTGCACGAGAGCAAAAAGAAATTTATATTTAATGAGAGCAAAAATAGAAAGGAAAGGCTATCAGTTATGACCAACAAAGATATATTTAGTGATTCATTTCCACAAGATAGACAAATTGGTGGATCACATTATAAAAAATTTCCTATCCAACCTTATGAGTTTATTTCAAAAAACAATCTTTCATTTTTTCAAGGTTGTGTTGTGAAGTATGTCTGTAGGTATTTGTTTAAAGGAACTGCAATTCAGGATCTAGATAAGATAATTCATTACTGTGAATTAGAAAAATTAAAATTAAATGATAAGAAAAAGAAATGAATATGTTTTTAAAATTACGATTAAAGTTAGATGCTGCAGTTTTAAGGGCGGACAAACTTTACAAAGAGAATCAAGTAATGAAAAGGAGATTAATTAAATATGAAAAAAGAAGTATGCTTTATTACTACAACAAGAAAGGTTTAAATGAAAGTACCTCTATTTGAAGCTCAAACAGAATGGATTGAACCAGAAGAGTATCCTGATTTAAGACAGTATGATGAAATTGCAATTGACTTAGAAACAAGAGATCCAGATTTAAAATCTAAAGGTAGTGGTGCTATTGTAGGTAATGGAGAAGTTGTAGGTATTGCAGTAGCTGTACCTGGTAGAAAATTTTATTTTCCTATTGCTCACGGATCAGGGCCAAACATGGATAAAAAACGTACCCTAGAATGGTTTAAAGATATTCTTTTAAGCAACGCGGTTAAAATATTTCATAACGCTATGTATGATGTATCCTGGATTAGATCCATGGGATTAAAAATAAATGGAACTATAGTAGACACTATGATTGCTGCATCTTTAATTGATGAGAATAGATTTAGGTTTGATTTAAACTCTTTAGGTTGGGATTATTTAGGTCATGGTAAAAACGAATCTGCCTTAAATGAAGAAGCAAAGTCTAGAGGTTTAGATCCAAAAGCTGATATGTGGCAACTTCCTGCTATGCATGTAGGAACTTATGCAGAAAAAGATGCAGAGTTAACTTTAGAACTTTGGCAGATATTTAAAAAAGAAATTATACAACAAGATATAGAATCGGTTTTTAATCTTGAGACGGATTTATTTCCTTGTTTGGTAGATATGAGATTCCTAGGCGTAAGAGTAGATACTCAAAAAGCTCATACACTAAAGAAATCATTAGTATTGAAAGAAGAAAAATTACTCCACAACATAAAAAAAGAAACAGGAATAGAAGTTCAACTAATGGCAGCCCGAAGCGTTGCCAAAGTTTTTGATAAACTAAATTTACCTTATGAAAGAACTGCAAAATCAAACGCTCCATCTTTTACTAAAAATTTTATTTCTAATCATGAGCATCCTATTGTAAGAATGATTGCTGAAGCTAGGGAGACTAATAAGGCACATACTACGTTTATAGATACCATAATCAAACATGAACATAAAGGCAGAATCCATGCAGACATAAATCAAATAAGGTCAGATCAAGGCGGAACTGTGACTGGAAGATTCAGTTATTCTAATCCAAATTTACAACAACTTCCTGCTAGAAATAAGGAACTTGGACCTATGATTAGGTCTATTTTCATACCCGAGGAAGGCCATAGATGGGGTTGTTTTGACTATTCTCAACAAGAGCCTAGGCTAGTAGTCCATTACGCATATTTACATAAATTTCCCTCGGTTAACGATGTTATAGATAATTATGAAAATGATACTTCTACAGATTTTCACCAGGTTGTTGCAGACATGGCTAAGATTCCTCGTACACAAGCTAAGACAATTAATCTTGGTTTATTTTATGGAATGGGTAAAGCAAAACTACAGGCCGAACTTGGCGTATCTAAAGAAAAGGCTACAGAACTATTTGAACAGTATCATGCTAAAGTACCTTTTGTTAAACAGCTTATGAATTCTGCTTCTAACAGAGGACAGGAACGTGGACAGATTAGAACTTTACTTGGAAGATTATGTAGGTTTCATTTATGGGAACCAAATCAATTCGGTATGCATAAAGCATTACCCCATGAAGATGCACTGCAGGAACACGGACCAGGGATTAGAAGAGCCTTTACATACAAAGCTTTAAATAAATTAATACAAGGATCAGCTGCAGATATGACAAAAAAGGCAATGTTAGATCTTTACAAAGAAGGTATAGTGGCTCACATACAAATTCATGACGAACTATGTGTAAGTGTTAAAGATGAAAAACATGCTAAAAAAATAGTTGAGATTATGGAAAATGCTGTTACTTTGGAAGTCCCTAACAAAGTAGATTATGAATCAGGTAATAACTGGGGAGAAATAAATGGTTGATTATGGCTTACTTAAATGCAAACATACCCCCGCTTTACGCACAAATAAGAAAGGAATTTTTATATGACAATAAAAAACATCATGGAGAAGTTGAAGATTGTATCATCTTTGGTATCACATCTATGGGAGGCCGTGCGATTTTATGGCATGCTCTTATGGAGAACGGTGCGATCTTTTATCGTTTGCCAATTTCGGCTTTTATTCAACGTGGTTTTCAACCGGAGTCTGTTCCCACTCGTAGACTTGATGAACTGGAACTTTGGAATTCTTTTAGTTATCATCCTGCTGTTACTTCTTGGGCTATTTTAAGCGCCGCATCAGGTAAGTACATAGGTAAAGATAAAAAATGGCATCACGGTGCTTATCTTTTTACTATTGACTGGGCTCACCCAGATGCTAATATCCTCGATACCGATCATTCGGAAATCCCGCACGAACATAAGTGCGCACATATAATTGCCCTAGATGATGGCAACTATGCGGCTCAGCCAAACAACAGATGTATATGGGACCTACCTTCTTTTACAGTTAAGGACAATATTCCTGACTGGAAGGTACAAACAAGTGAATGGAATGTAGAAGATACAGGTCAATGGAAAACAGAAGACACTGATAATTTCTTTT